TCCGACCAGCGCAGATTTTTCGTTCCTTGCCCCGATTGCGGCGTAGAGCAGGCGCTCCGCTGGGATCGGGTTAAGTGGGGCGAATCGATTCCACCGGCGGACGCTCACTATCAATGTGAGTCTTGTGAAAACCTAATCCCTAACTGGCGCAAGCCTTGGATGATCGAGCGCGGGCGGTGGATAAAAGGTAATCCGGGATCGAAGATTGCCGGATTTCATTTGTCCCGGCTGTATTCGCTGATTACTCCATGGGGAGACCTGGCCGAAGAGTTCCTGGCGGCGAAGGACAACCCGGCTGAACTGCAAGCGTTCGTCAATACAAAGTTAGCGGAAGTGTGGCAGCACAAGGGCGACGCGCCCGACTGGGAGGTGATCGCTTCTAGGGCCGAGGACTACAAACAGGGCACCGCGCCCTACGGCGTTTTGTTTCTATGCGCGGGGGTAGACATCCAGAAAGACCGCATCGAGGTCAGGGTGGGCGGCTGGGGCCGCGGCAAACAGCGCTGGCTCGTTGACTACCGGGTTATATGGGGCGATACAAGCCGTAGGAACTCCGAAGCGTGGACCGGGCTCCAGGCGATGTTGAGCGAGTCGTGGCCGCATGAATCCGGCGCGGATCTGATGATCGTTCGCATGGCGATCGATACCGGCGACCCGACCAGTCAGACCAACGCATACGATTTCTGCAAGGCCAACGCTGGGAAGTGCTTGGCGATCAAGGGCCAGCCATCCGGCGTGAACCTGCTGAACATGCCGCAGACCTCCGAGGCATCGGCGCGGCGGAAGAAACGCGGCGGGCTGCTGCTGTGGGGCGTGAATGTCTCACTGGCAAAGCAGGAGCTTTACGGGCAGTTGAGAATGGCGAAGCCGGAAGGCGACGAGTTTCCTCCGGGGTGGTTCCACCACTACCGGGAACAGGACGAATGGTACAAGCAACTGACCGCGGAAAGGCTGGTGGTAGCGAAGGGCAAGCGCGGGTATGACGAGCAGACCTGGCAGAAGACGGGTCGAAACGAAGCGCTCGATTGCACGAATTACGACCGGGCGGCGGCTGAGCATGTTGGGGTTTCGAAGTTTGGGCCGCCTGAGTGGAATCGGTTCGAGCGGAATCTGAACCCGTTACCGAACCCGACGCGCGGGAAGCCAGTCAAGCAGCGGTTTGAGAATCCGGCCGATGTGGCGGTCAAAAATAAAAGGCGATACGGAAACGTAGGGCGAGCAGCGATCTAAATGGCAGCAACAGACGATCAAATCACGGCACTTGAGGCGGCGCTTTTCAGCGGAGAGCTACGCGTCCGCATCAATGACCGCGAGACCACATATCGCTCGATTGAGGAATTGCGTTCCGCGTTAGCGGAGGCCCGCGCATCGCAGCAAGTGGCCGCGTCGACCCGCAAGAGGGTCGTTCGGTTGTACTCCGGGAGCGGGCTTTGAGTTTTCGTGAAACAGTGGCGCGGTGGATCGCGCCTGATGCGGTCAAGCCGTCCGCATCAGTCTACAATTCTGCCGCGACTGGCCGCCGCGCGGGCGGCTGGAACCCGCCGAAGTCGGCTATCAACTCGGCGATCTATCAGGATGGCGAATTACTGCGGGCGCGCGCTCGTGATGCTGTTCGGCAGAACTGGGCGGCGGCAAACGGCGTCGAGTGCTGGGTGTCGTCTGCAATCGGAACCGGGATCGTCCCGCGCTCGGCTCACCCGGACAGGGCAGTACGCGAGAGATTGGCAGCGGCCTGGGAACTATTCTCCTCGACGAGCGACGCGGACGGCTGCACTAATATCTACGGGCAGCAGCGAATCGCGCTGCAAGGCGTAGTCGAGGCAGGGGAAGTATTTGCGCGGCGACGGTGGCGGCGCATGTCGGATGGCCTTGCCGTCCCGCTCCAGATTCAATTGCTGGAGAGCGAGCACGCTCCCTATTCGATGTCCACGAAGGCCGACAACGGCAACGAAATCGTGATGGGTATTGAACTCGACGGGATTGGGCGGCGGGTGGCATACCATCTGTACCGGAACCATCCAGACGAGACGACGTTTTTTCGCCGCGACATCGGCACTGTTCGTATTCCAGCGGCCGAGATTCTGCACGTGTTCCGCCCTGTCCGCCCCGGACAAAAGCGCGGCATTACTTGGTTGTCGTCTTCGCTGTTGAAGCTCAGGGATATCGAAGCGTATTCGGACGCCACCCTAGTTCGAAAAAAACTGTCAAGCATGGTTGTTTGGTGGATGACGGAGCCAAACCCCGATGATCCGGTATTCCAGGCCACCGAGCAGGACGTGGATGGCGAGGATATGTACGAGCTTCAGCCGGGAAGCGTGATCCGCACCAAGCCCGGCGAGAAGCCGGAAATGAGCGACCCGGTTATCGGGGACGATTCCGGGTTCATGAAGCAGGAACTGCACTTCGTGGCGGCCGCCATGGGCATCACCTACGAGATGCTGACCGGCGACCTTGAGGGCGTTAATCTGTCCTCGATTCGCGCGGGGATTTTATAGTTCGGGCGCAGATGCGAGGCGATGCTTTGGACGATGTTTATTCACCAGTTCTGTGACCCGGTGTGGCGTTGGTTTGTCGAGGCGTGCGCGATGTCTGGAGTGATATCGGAGCGGGCGTTCGCGGCTGATAAGGCGGCATTCTTTGCCGTCACGCACCACACCCCAAAATGGGCATGGATTGACCCGTTGAAGGATGTTCAGTCCGAGAAAGAAGCGATTCGCGGCGGGCTGAAATCCAGGACCGACGCGATTCTCGCGCTAGGCGAGGACCCGGAGGCAACCGACGCAAGAATAGCCGAGGATCGCAGACGGGCCGATTCTCTCGGTTTGACATTTGACACTGACGCTGAGATTTTCCACTCACAACCAGCCCAACAGAGCGGCAAGAAAAAGGACGACGAAGAATGAAACAACTCACCCGGCTATCGCAACGAATCCTCGGCGTTCCTTTGATGATGGAGCCGCGCAAGCTCGACGTTATTCTTCACGTGCTTTCGCCTCGTATCGGCGTCGAAGCGCCGGTAGTCGAAGCGGCGATGCTGGCAGAGCGGAACGACCGTAAGCCCTACGCCGTAACCCCCAACGGAACCGCGATTATCGACGTTTCCGGCTCACTCGTGAACCGCATGGACGCGGACGCGATGAGCGGCATGACCAACTACGAAGAGTTGGGGCACGAAGTAATGGACGCGGCGACCGATGGCCGAATCAAGGCCGTCGTGATGCGGTTCGATAGCTACGGCGGGGAAGTATCCGGCTGTTTTGACTTGGCGAAATTGATTCGCGACGCGGCTCAACTCAAGCCCGTCTATGCCTGCGTTGATGACGCAGCTTTTAGCGCGGCCTACTTACTGGCGTCGGCCTGCTCGAAGGTGTACGTGAGCGAAACGGGCGGCGCTGGTAGCATCGGCGTTCGTGCCATGCACGTGGACTTCAGCGAGCGAAATACGGCCATGGGCGTGAAGCCGACCGTGATCTTTGCTGGGGCCAAGAAAGACGATATGTCTCCCCACGCTCCGCTGAGCGATTCGGCTCGCGCGGATCTACAGGGCGAAGTCGACCGGCTCTACGGCATGTTCGTTTCGGCGGTTGCCGAAAACCGGGGCATGTCCGAGGCGGCGGTTCGCGCCACCGAAGCAGGCCTGTTTCACGGTAGTGATGCGATTCGCGCCGGGCTTGCCGACCAGATTTTACCGTTTCGCGCCGCTGTCGCTCAAATCGAGAAGACGGTAGCCGGGATGAACCCAATTTCCCGCATAACGGCGCACGCCGAGCCTGCGGAGATCACCGAAGAAAAGGAGAAAGTCATGTCTGAACAAACCCAGACCCCGACGCCCATTGTGGCTGAAGGAATCGACTACCTCGCTATTGCGGACCTGTGCGCCATCGCGGGCAAGCCTGCTAAATGCGTCGAGTTCGTGCAGCGAAAGCTGACCGTAATGCAGGTTCGCGAGGAGCTACTGAAGATGGCGTCCGACCCGAACGTCTCGCCCGAGATCATGAGCAGCCCGACCGGATTAGCTCAGACGATCACGGGCACCCTGGAGGCCGCCGCCGCGTCTCTAATGGCCGCCAGCCCTGCGTTGAGCAAATACCAAGCCTACGCCAAGGTGGTGAAAACTAACCCCGCGCTTTACGATCAGTATCTCGCGGCCAACCCCGCCCAAACTGGAGGCCGATAACATGGCAACCGACAGCAATTTGCAGTGCATCACGCTAGAGGCCGGTCAGGACCTTTCGGCGAAGCAGTATTACTTCATTGCCCACGCCAGCGACGGGAAAATCGACCCCGTTGGGACGCTAGGCGCTAACGCCGATGGCGTTCTCCAGAACGCGCCCAGCGTTGCCGGTCAGCCTGCGACCGTTGGCATCTTTGGCGTCTCGAAGGTTGTTGCTAACGCTGCTATTACGCGAGGCGCTCAGGTGTCCTCTGCGTCGAATGGCAAAGCGACGACCGCACTCACGACCCATCGCGTTCTCGGCATCGCTCTCGAAGCCGCCGCCGCCGATGGCGACATCATCTCCGTGCTGCTGAAGGTCAACGGCGCACCGAACGTCCCCTAAGGAGCACATAAAATGAAACCAACTCCCTCCCAGGTTCACGTCAACACGCCGTTGACTAATTTGTCGATCGCCTACATGCAATCGGCGGAAAACTTCATTGCCGACAAAGTGTTTCCGGTTATTCCGGTGACCAAGAAAAGCGACCTGTACTACTTGTACGATCGCGGCTATTTCAACAAATCGCAGATGAAAAAGCGAGCGCCCGGAACCGAGTCCCAGGGCGCGGACTACGCGATCACGACTGACAGCTATCTGGCTGAAGTCTACGCGCTCCACAAGGACATCGACGACGAGACCCGCGCCAACGCCGATTCCGTTTTGAATCAGGACGGCGAGGCCACCTCGTTTTTGACTCACCAGGGGCTTATTTCGCGCGAACTGAATTGGGTTACCGCCTTTTTCAGCACGAGCATCTGGGGCTCTGATATTACTGGCGTGAGCGGGACCCCTTCCACTAATGAAGTCAAGCAGTGGAACGATGCGGCCGCCGAACCGATCGAGAATGTCCGACTCGGGAAGACGACCGTCCTGGAATCGACCGGATTCGAGCCGAACACGCTCGTTATCGGAAAGCGCGTCTATGATGCCCTGCTCGACCACCCGGACGTTCTGGACCGCGTGAAGTACGGTCAGACGGCGGGCGCTCCGGCCATGGTCAATGCGAACGTGTTGGCGCAGTTGTTCGAAGTTGACCGAGTGCTCGTCATGAAGTCGATTCAGAACACTGCGAATGAAGCGCAGACCGCTTCCCATTCGTTTATTGGCGGCAAAAAGGCGTTGCTCTGCTACGTTCCTCCGTCGCCGGGGATCATGACGCCAGCGGCTGGCTACACGTTCGCTTGGAACCAGTACGAGCAAGCGGCGTTTGGTATCTCGACCAGCCGGTTCCGTATGGAACACCTGAAGGCTGACCGGATCGAGATGAACATGGCTTATGTGCAGAAGAAGATTGCATCTGCGATGGGCTACTTCTGGACGAGCATCGTCGCCTAACATGAACCCGAACAATCAGCAGCGGGCTGGATACCGAGTAATCCGGCCCCTGCTTTTTAACGGAAAGCAATTCAAGGCGGGCGATGCGTTTCATTCGGGCGCATCGCCTCAAAAACTAAAGACGCTTCTCAGCTCTCGCAAAATCATCGCCGATGCCGTCACTATTCAGCCAAGCAATCGCCAGAAATGACGCGGCGGTCCTACGTCATCACGGCGAGACTGTGCAGTTCCTCCCTGCACGCTCGGCCCAATATCCTCTCGTTGCGGTGATCGACCGCGGCGAGGGGGTGCGGGCTGATCTGAAGGTTTACGCGACCGCATGGTCGCTGGTATCCAACTTTGAAGGCACGCCGGAGCGCGGCGACCGCGTTATCACTGACGCGGGAGAAACGCTGAAGGTTGCCGACGTCAAACCGGACGAGTTCGGCGGCCGTGTTCTGTATCTGGTGATTGCATGATCTTCGACACCCGCATAACCTACAACGGCTCGAAGATCCGCATCCGTGGTGCTACGTTTCGGCGTTTCCAGAACGTGCGCATTCTCCAGGCCGGGATCGAGGCGATCAAGTTTCGGCTCCAGAAGGGATTCGACTCGAACGACGCCAAGGCGAAGCCGCTAAAGAAAGGCTATGCAATCCGTAAGTCGAAACTAACTCATCGCCGGGCGATTCGCGACATGGATCTGACCGGGCAGACGCTCGGCGAACTCAAGCCCCGTTACTCCGACGACACCACCGCCATCGGCGACACCTCGACTCGCCGGGGCCGGTTAATTGCTCGGACAAACCGCGACATGCTCATCTTTTCTGACTCCGACCAGGCCTTCATGCAGCGCACGGCGACCAAGATCTTCAAGGAAGAAATCGCGCCGGGTTCGTTCGCCTCCGTGCGGCCTTCTGCCGGCCGCTTTGTCGCTCGAAAATTCCAATCTCAAATCGCCGCATGAACTATCGACAGAAGACATTGGATCTGCTCTTGCAGGTCCTCGCGGACCCGTCGACGGGCTTCAACGCGCAGTATACGGCCCTACAGGCCGAGTACGACGTCCCCGCGTGCGCGATCAACTGGACGCTCCCGAGCGAAAACCTGATCCTCGGCGCGGTGGACCCGGAACTACTCGAATTGCTTCGAATCGAGTCCTGGCCCGCCATCATCATCGCGACCGAAGAGGCCACCAAAACGGACGCCGTGAAGTTCTCGCAATGGTCGGGCGACGTGATAGTGAACGTCGACGCTTACATCCGACTCCGCGCCGTTGATGACCTCGCCGCGTCACTGACTGCGATCGACCTCTCTGGCAACTTCGAAAAGCACGTGAATTGCTTTGAAGAAGCGGCCATGACCGCATTGCAAGCGGGTAAAATAGCATTTCAATCGGGCGGCTGCAACTGGGTACAGATGCAATCAACCCGATCCCCAATAGGCGTCCTAGCGGACGGCTACACCCAACGCGCCACGCTCACGCTTGGCTTCCGAATCCACCTCTGAGGTAAGCCAACATGGCAATCGTTCAAACTCCCGACGAAAGACACTTTGCGCAGGTCACACACCCGCGCGCGCAGTCGGTGCCGAACTCCGCTGGCACGGCCACGCTGGCGAATACTGACGTTGTGCGCCACATCAGCGCGTCGCTGAATCCGGTTGATAATATCATCCGGGCGAACGGGAAGACCGGCTCACGCGGGCTCCTGGCCCCATTGAAGGGGCGCAAGGGCGCGTCGTTCTCCTGCGAGTACCCGTTGGCTGGATCGGGCACGGCTGGAACGGCCTCCGATCTTGCTCCGATCCTAGAAGCCATCTTCGGGCAGGCTGGCACGGTTAGCGCTGGCGTCAGCGTCACGTACTCACTCGCCAACGCGATCCCAGGCTTGACGCTGTGGAACTTCCGCGACCCGGCCGGGACGAACATTTTCAACGAGGTCCTCTGGGGCGGCGTCGTCGAGTCCGCCGAGTTCTCTGGTGGCGCGGAAGCCGAGGCGACCGTATCCATTTCCGGCTCTGGCGCCTATGTGGTCAACAAGCCGAACTTCTCCTCGCTGACGACCGCGGCGAAGGGCGGGCTGACTGGCTTTCCCGCTGAACCTTCCTCGCTGACCTACCTGGGTACTCCGGCTGTTGCGTTCACTGGCTCCGCTACGATCAACGGCGTCTCCACTTTCAAGCTCGAAACCTTCCGCATTCGGGTCGCCCTGAATCGCAACATCCGCGCCGCGTTTGGGGACTACCATCCGAGCGCTGAATCGCAGGGCATCCGCGAAATCACCGTGGACATGACGCTGTATGAGGAAGACACGGCGAATCAGGCCGCGTTGCGGCACTTGGCCTTTACCAAGGGCACCTTTGACGCGACGTTCGTGATTGGCGAGGATGCGGGCAATATATTTACCATTGCGCTCAACAATCTCACGATCCCGAGCGTGGCGCGCCAAGATGGCGGCGTTGAATCGACGCTGACTTTCAATGGTTGCGTCGCCTCCAAAACGTCCGTCTCGGCCAACGACGAAATCAGCATCGTATGCACTTAAACAAAACTCCACACGAATCGAAAAGCGTACCTGGCGTGAGGTTCACGACCCGGACGCTGAACAGCATCCAGCGGGCTCGGCGCGACGCATCTATCGCCGAGCACCGCCGGGAGTACACGCGCCTGACGACCGAACTGCAATTGCTCGTCTCGAAGCACGTCAAGGGCGAGACCGGCGAGGAACGCGCGGCCTGTTACGAGGCGCTCCCGTTGGACGTCAAGCTGTCGATCCAACGTCTCGAAGACGAGTCGCGGATCGTGCTCGATCAGCACATCACGCCGGCCGTTATCGAGGCGGCGCTGGTGTCGATCGAGGGCGAGCCGTTCACGCTGGAGAATCTGGCCGACGAAGCGCCCGACGCGCTCATCGAAGAGATCGTAACGGCGTGCAGCGCGGCGTCTGGGCTCACGGCGGACCAGCAAAAAAACTAGCGACCGCCTACCTGTTTACTCAGTGGGGCGGGTGGCAGAAATCAGAGTACCAGTGCGGTCAATGCCAGGCAGCGAAACACCACGAGCGGCGCAACTGCTCGAAGTTCTTCCCCGAAAAGGCAAGCGCGAAAAAGTATGGGTGGGTTCCGCGGTTCAGTATCGCGGGTGAGAAACCAAAGTCGTTTTCGATGCCTGATTACGTTTCGCCGGATTGTCCGGTTGCGTGCGTTACCGGCGCGTCGATGGCGCTCGTCGAGATGATCGGGACCTCTAGCGTCGTCAACGAAAACAAAGGGTCGCTGTACGGCCCCAACGCCTCGAAGTGGCCCGCCGCTTGGGTCGATGCGTTGTCCGTGGTTGCAGTTGTGCGCCGAGCGCACGAGAAGGCGTTCGAGAAGGCGAATAAATAATGGGCGCAACCGACAAATATCAGCTAATCGTTGAATCCGTATCGCGTGGCGACGCCGAACTGCGTCGGCTGGAACAGGTCATCAATAAGCTGGCCGACACGACGGAGAAGAGCCAGAAGCGTTCGGCTGACTCGTACACGCGGACATCTAAGCAGGCGGCTGATGCGGCTGCGTCCCAGGAATCGTCGGTTAAGAGGATCGTTGATTCCGTCGAATCTGGATCGCATCGAATCCGAAACGGCGTTCTCGCAATCAGCGCAGGGGTGATTGCGACCAAGCAAGTATTTGATGGGCTCTCTGGCTCCGTCGATAAGTTCACGGCGGCCACGCTGCGTTCCGACGCGGCGCTGAGCAGAACGCTGGCGACGTATCGTTTGACGCGGTTGGCTTCTTCGGCGGCGTTTGGGGCGCGTGCGCTGCTGGGCACCGCTGGCACGATCGGCGCGGGCTTGGCGGTCGAGGCTGTCATCCGTAACGCGCGGGCGCAGGCTGAGAAGGTCCAGGCCGCGTCGCTGTCGGCCGCCACGACCGGCAACAGCTTCGGCGGGGCGTATGCGCTGACTCGCGCCGCGTCGCTGACTGGGCGCGATCTGGGCTTCCTTGGCGGACGCTCTCCCGAAGACGTGGCCGGGTTAAACGCGCGCCTATCTGGAATCGCCGATCCAATTGAGCGGGCGACGGTAGCGGTGAACCTATTCGGCAAGGATGCGGCGGCGGCGCTGACTGGCATCGACGACCGTTTGGCGCGGCAAGTGAAGCGGGCCGAGGAACTAGGCGCGGCGCTCGATGGGCCGACGAGGGAAGGACTGCAAGGGATGTCGGACTTCTTCCGAAACTTCCACCCGTTCGACGACTTGAGCGACGGGCTGAAGAACTTTTTGGAGCGGGGGAAGATTGACTTGGCCGTGTTCGCGGTTGAGGCTGGGAAGGCATTCAGGAAGGCGGCGAAGGATAGCGCCGGGTCCGTTAACGTGCTAGGTCCTGACTTTGAGTTTTCCGGGAACGATCAACGCTTTGCTCCGAAGTCGGAAAAGCGTTTCCCTGGCGGACTTGTAACCGCTGAGCAGTTCATCCTCGATTCGCGCAAGACATTGGCCGGCCAACTGGCGAATCGGGATACTGGTGGATTTGCACAGGGGAACGCGGCGCAGTCTGGGTTGTTGGGATCGGCCACCGCTTCTATCGCTGCGTTCCAGAACTCGGCGCGTGGACTTGGGTCGGCTCTATCGGAATCTGAAGCGCGGCTTGGAAGACTGCGGAAGCTATTCGCCGAATCCTCGCAGGACCAGCGAGGCTTACTGTCAGAGCAGATCGTTCAGGAGACGAAGGCCAACGGCGTCATCGAATCCCGTATCAAGGCGCTCGAAGTCGAGAAGGCGCTCCGCGAGAAGATCCTCTCCCAGCAGCGCGAATTTGACCGTGAGTTTGGCTCGTTTTCAGGCAAGATACTGAACGCGCCATCAAAGGGGCTGCTTGACGAGATCACGCAGCGCGGGGCTGCGATTCGCGACGGTCGCTCGAAGGATCTGACGTCCTCGCAGATAGGTCGCATCGGCGGCTTATTCGATCAGCGCGAAATCAATCGTGGCAAGGATGCCGAGTTTGACCGCATCAACGGGGCGTTTAATGAGGGCGGGGCGTTTCGGGCTAGCCAGCGGGCCAATGCGGCGTTTGGGCTGCCTGACTTTATTGCACAGGGATCACCAGCAAACGCTCCGACTTTGCGGCGTCCTTCGGAGCTTGCCAAATCGGCCGCAGAAATCCCCGACCTTTCTGTTTTCCGGGTATCCGGCGAAGAGCAGAAGAAATCGGAGGCAAGCGTTCGGGATATCCTGAACCGCAACGACGAACGCGACCGTTCCCGCCGCCTACAAACGAACCAGCAGGAACTCGCCTTCCTATCCCGTAAACTCGAACTCCTTTCAGGCCCAGGCGGTGAACGCGCGGCCATCGAAGAGATCGCCAAGTTGAAACTGGCGGCGCTCCAGGAAGAGGCTTCCGTATCGCTTGAGAATTTCAACGTCCGCGACCGGCAAGCGCAGATTGAGCGCGACCGCGTTCTGAGCATCCTCGAACTGCAAAAGAAGCAGCGCGACGCGGGCCGGGAAGGCACCGGGCGCGTATTCGACGCGCTCATCTCCGGTGGCTCCGGTGGCGTTGGTGCGCTCATCAAGTCGGTCGGGCTGTCGCAGGTTCGAACGATTGCGCAGAACGCGGGCGAGAAGCTGACGACCGGCGCGGGCGGGTTCCTTGGGAAGCTCGGGAAGGCGAGCGGATTGGGGGGGCTACTGGGCGGAACGATGTTCGATCCGCAGAACGCGGGCGACCCGTTGAAGACGGCCACGGACGCGAATACCGCAGCGACGAACGCGAACACGGCGGCACTGATGATTCGCGGCGGCGGCGGGGCTGGCGTCGGCGGCATCCTCTCGGCGTTCGGGCGGTCAAATCCGGCCGCGTTTATCCCATCGTCGACGGCGGCGTTTACTCCGGCTGGCGGGCTGCCTCTGTCCTATACCGGGGGCGGCTCGTTTGATGCGGTGACGAACCGGGCGGCGGGGACGCGGAATCTCCAGATGGCTGGCATCAGCAATGGCGTTCAACTGAACACGAGTCCGGGGATCAGCAACCTTAACAAAAGCGTCGGCTACGCCGGGGCTGGGCTTGCTGGCGTACTTGGCGCGGTCAACGGGTTCAAGGCTGGCGGTGCCCAGGGCAAGCTGTCGGCGTTTTCGTCTATCGCTGGAGCCGGGGCTTCGATCATTGCTCTTGCTGGCGTAACGGGCCCAGCCGCTCCAATCCTGGCAGGCATCGGCCTTGCTTTGGCAGCGACGGCCGCCCTGATCGGTGACCCGAAGAAGAACCGCGACAAAGCGCTGGACCGTCTCGTGAATGACTCCCGTTTCACCGAAACCCAGCCGCTCGACTACGCCTTCGACACGCGCGGCGGCGGGTTCGATTACAACTCACGCGGGGATTTGCGATCCATGCCGATCAACCTCACCATCAACGCGCTGGACTCCCGCAGTATCCTCGACCGCGGCGAAGACATCGCCAGCGCGGTGCGGGATGCGATGTACGCCGGCCACTCGATCAACCAGGCGGCGCAAGAAGTGGTGCTGGGCGTCTAATGGCATCATTCCCTACCCTATTGTCTGGCATCGTCTCGCTCTACCCGTTGACGCAGGGCAGCCGAATTCCGGTTGAAGTCCTCCAGTTCTCCGACTTTAGCGAACAGCGGTTCAAGCGGTCGGCTGAACTGGCCCGCTTTTCGCTAACGCTGGACGATCTGAGCGCAACCGACAAAGCAACCGTCGTGACGTTTTTCGAGACGGCTAAAGGCTCATTCGATGCGACATGGGATATCACCGTGAGCGGCTCGACTTACTCCTATATGGCCTTCGCCTCCGACGAACTGCAATGCACGGAAGGCGACGCCGGGTGGTCGGTCAACGTGGCGTGCGTGCAGACGCGAAAGAACTAAATGCCAGCCTACCCGACATTTGCCTTCGGCGGCTCGGTCCACCTCCCTTTCACTGAGGTCGTCGAGTTCCGCAACGCCGCCAACAAGCAGCCGCATGGCTACCAGTACAGCTACAACCTCCGGGCGACGGCCTTGCGGCGATTCGAGATCACGCACCTGATCGACAGCACTGATCTGGCGACGCTGAAGGCGTTCTGGGTGGGCAGAAACGGCCAATACGAAGACTTCACCTTCACGCATCCCGATACAGCGGTGACGTACTCTAATTGCCGTTTTGCCATGGATTCGCTCGACGTTGAAGGCTTCGAGCCTGGCCTGTTCCGCGTTCGCGTTGTTATCCAAGAGTTCAAATCCTGATGGCAGACATCAACACAACCAAAGAACTCGCAAAGGCCCAGCAACCGCTATTGCTGGCGGTGGTGACGTTCTCCGACGCCAGCGTGTTGCGGCTCTCTACGCATCCGCTGAGCACGTCTGAGGGCGGCTATGCCTACGGCGGAAATAACTACGTCGGGCGAATCCTGTCGTTCAATCTCGGCGCGTTTCAGGGCTACGACGCTACCGGAATCGACATTATCCCGACCGCATCCGTGACCATCGCCGACGCCGACAAGTCGATCAAGATCAACTACGAGGACTCAAAGGGCTTCGCCGGGGCTTCGCTCGATCTGACGTTCATCTTTTGGGACGCGGACACCGCATCGTTCTCCAGTGACTCTATCCTGAAATTCTCCGGCGTTTGTGACGCGGCTGAAGTGGACTTCGAAACACTGATCGTGAACGCTTCGAACCTCCTCAACCTCCAGCGCAAACAACTCCCGAATATCCTAATCCAACGGCGCTGCCCGTGGCTCAACCCGGTCACGGTGGCGCAACGTGCGACCGCCAGCGATCCCGATTCGCCGTTCTACCGATGCGGCGAAACTCGCTCACTCGCCGCGGCTCCGGCGTGCAGCTTCACCAAGGCGACATGTACGCAATTGCTGAGATTTGGCGGTGTCGGCTGGGACTCCCCGACCGGCAGCTACAGCAGCCGGGACTATGTGAGCGGGCGCGTCGAAATCACGAACGCGCCGAACGATCTCAGGTACGGTGAACCCGTCCCGATGGTTTACGGGACGGCGTGGGTGGCTCCAAAAATCACCAACGTATTCGGCGACGGAAACAGCACGCGCGGCGAGGCCGTGGTCTGCTCCGGCGAGGTCAACGCCATCCTCCGCGTCGTGGTGAACGATACCGAACTCCCTCCGGCGACCGACATTACAGGCGGCACGAATTACATCGTCAGGGATGCCCTGCTCCGCTACAACGTCATCAACCGCGGCGACCGTGACGGATCTCCGAACGCTGACGTTCCGTGGGACGGGCAGGGCGACCCCTACGGCTCGATGTGCGCCATTCTCTGGGTCGTTCCGCGCCGGGCGGCCGAGGCGTCGACGCGGCCACGTATGCGCGTGCTCGTGCAAGGCCCGAAGATCCGAGTTTATACGGACGCGGTTACCTACTCCGACGCCTACACCGACAACCCGGCATGGGTGCTGATGGATCTGCTTGTCGAGGCGGGCCGCTCTTATTCGGATCTGGACGTCCAATCGTTCATCGACGCCGCGGCGATCTGCTCGGCGTCGGTCAGCTATACGGACCAGTATGGATCGACATCGACGCATTCCCGTTACGCGGTCTCGCTGGTGATCGACAAGCGGCGGTCGGCGGCTGAGATCATTCGCGGCGTCCGTATGGGCTGCGGCGGCATACTTGTCCCAAACAGCGATACCGGAAAGATCCAACTTTTCATCGAGGGAACGTTGGCAAGCCAGCAGCCGACGACAATCAGCGGCTCCAACGCATCTTCGCCGGTCACTTCGAAGTCGCTTTCCGGCTCGACGGTAAACGGCTACTATGCGTATTCGTTCACGCGGGTACTGCTCCAGAGCGGCAAATCAACGCTTTCGGTCAAGCCGCGCCCGGTATCGAGCACGCCGAACCGCGTTCAGTTCAAATTTTTCAACTCCGAACGCGATTACGCCGAGGATTCCGTTTCCCTTCTCGACCCCGATGCGGTGTTTCGCGCGGGCGGGGAGAACACGGAAACGCTTTCCGCCGAGGGCGTGAGCACGCTCGACCAGGCGAAGCGGGTGGCATCGAGGCGCAGGCGCCGGAACCTTTACGCGAATGTGCGCGGGGACGCCGGCGGGACCGAAATCTTTGAATGGCTCGACACGTTCCGCACAATCCGGCTCCGCGTGGGCCAAATCTGCGTGTTTACCGACCCGCATTACGGCTACGCCGATGTGCCGGTACGCATCACCCAGATTCGCCCGTCTTCGAATTTCGAGACCGTCAAAATGGTCGCCGAGCGACACAACGACAATCACTTCCTCGATTCCGAGGGCCAAAACGGAGACGTTGCATTGACCCAGATCGCAAGAGATCGGCTCGCAAGGCCGTCGTTCCCGTGGGGGCCACTGGGGGCGCAGCCTCCCGCATCCGATCCGATGTATCAGACAAACGATTGGTCGTTCGCGATTCGCGAAACGTCGGAGACGATGGCCGATGGCTCGGCGGTCACGAAGCTCGAAGTCAGCGGCCTCCAGCCGGTGAACCTATTTAGTAATATCGGACCGCCGCAAGTCGGCAGGCAGGGGACGACCTCCGGCGCGTCGGGCACGTTTCCGGGCGGCGGGTGGACCTATTACGCGGCGGTTGCCTCGAAGGACTCAGACGGCAAGCTGTCGGCGCTTTCGCTGCTTTGCCAGACAACCATTACGAACGCGGGCAGCGTGAACAACATCACCATTCCGATTCAGGGATGGCCGACTGGCGCGGTCGGGTATGTGGTCTACGTCGGCAACACGCCGCAACTGATGACCAAGCACGGCGAATCAGCGACCACGCCGTCGAGCGTCACGGTGACCAGTTGGAAGGAGCGGCACGCCGGGGCCCCCGATCCCGAATTTGACCGTATGCGCCTGAAGATGAAGCGCGTCGCGCATAGCGGCGTCTGGGGCCAGGCAATTGTAGCGGTTGCGGCCAATACGCTCCAAGTGGCGGGCGGGATGACAGTGAACCAATACGCCGGCTACGAGTGCTCGCTCTTGGGTGTCGCGGCTGGCGGGTATATGCCGATCGTCAACTTCACGGTATCGTCCAATACAGCGACGACCCTGACGGTTTCACCCAACCCTGTTACTTATGGCATCCTCGCGGGCGATGCGCTGATTATGCGCAGCACGCCAACGGTCGGCGCGGATTACGTTGAAGATGCGCTGTGGGCCAACTCCGTTAGCGGATCCGGGC